CGCAACAGCAGGCCAGTATCAGATCGACGGAAACGCGCACAAATGGTATTCGGCGGCGTCTGGAACGTCAGGCAACGCAATCTCGTTCGCGCAGGCCATGACGCTGGATGCAAGCGGCAACTTGTTGGTTGGGACTACTAGCGCAAATATTTACAACACCACAGGAGACGACGGTGTTGCAATTAAAACTGACAATATTCAAGTACAACGAGCCAATAATGAGCCGCTATTCCTAAATAGAACAGGAAGTGATGGAACTATTGCATCTTTCCGCATGGATGGCGCCACAGTCGGAGCGATAAGCACTTATGGCTCAGGTCTTTTAATTGGAAATGCCGCATCGTCTGCTTATGCAAACATACGTTTCACAAACAATGAAGTATTTCCATGCACAACAACGGGTGGAAGTAATGACGATGCTATTGATTTAGGTAAGGGTGCCTCTAGGTATAGAGATATTTATGCAGGCAACGGCACTATCCAAACCTCTGACCGTAACGAGAAGCAGGACATTGAAGAACTGTCAGAAGCAGAGCATCGTGTAGCTGTAGCTTGTAAAGGATTGTTGCGTAAGTTCCGTTGGATTAAGTCTGTAGAAGCTAAAGGTGACGAAGCCCGTATTCATTTCGGTATCATTGCTCAAGACTTACAAGCAGCGTTTGAAGCTGAAGGCTTAGACGCTGGACGCTACGCAATGTTTATCAACAGCACTTGGACAGACGAAGAAACTGGCGAAGAACGTAGCCGCATGGGTGTACGTTACTCAGAGCTTCTCGCCTTCATCATCGCAGCAATTTAACAGGAGACACTTATGACAACATGGACAATCTCAACCCTTGAAAGAACTCTTGCAGACGGTGGCGTAACTGTTGCCCACTGGCGCTGCACCGCAGTAGACGGAGACTACTCCGCATCATCCTACGGCACTTGCGGCTTTTCACCAGACCCTTCAGATCCTTCCTTTGTGGCTTATGACAGCCTCACGGAAACTGATGTACTCCAGTGGTGCTGGGACAACGGTGTAGACAGGGACGCTACTGAGGCTTCTCTGACGGCTAACATCGAATCACAGAAGAATCCTGTATCTGGTTCAGGAGTGCCTTGGTAATGATGGACATCTGGACAATCGTAAACATCTTCACCGCCGTCGTAACGCTGGCCTCTGCGGTTGCTGCCGTAACGCCCACGACTAAGGACGACGAGTTTATCGCCAAGTACATCAAGCCAGTCATTGACGCCCTAGCGTTAAACGTCGGGCACGCGAAGAAGTAAATGGAAAACGCGTTGCTCCAACAACTCGTCAACCGCTTAGATAAGCTAGACGAGAAACTCGATGTCCTGGTAGCAACGATGGCGCGCTATGACGAGCGCCTTTCCGCTAGCAACAGCAAGTTCGAGAGACATGAATTCAGACTCGATCACATCGAGGGTCGGGTGAATAGTTTAGAAAATACGCTCAGCCAACTGGGCGGGAAAAATATCGTTTGGGAGCGAGCTGCGTGGATTGTGTTCACGGCAGCAGTCGCGGCGATTATTAAACTTACGTAAACATCGAGGGTCGTTGCGAGCCGGCATCTCGAATAGAGGTTGATAAACTTAATGCTCGCAGAGATATCAGCAGCGATCGCGGCCGTTAACGGGATTAACGCCGCAATCAACAGCCTAAAGGAGGCGGGTAATAACGCCCAAGATCTTAGTGCAGTAGTCGGCCGATGGGCTGACGCTAGCGAAAAATACCAGGCCGCCGAAGAGAAAGGCGCCGGGGTTATGAGCTACCAGGACGCGCTAAGATTGGAGCAGATAGATCGATCACTAAAAAACTTCGATCGTCAGCTTCAAGACATTTGCCTCCTCCAGGGACAGGGCGATCTCTATACGAGCATCAAAGCCCGCATCCAAAAATCCCGCGAAGAACACGACGCCCGCGTGGCGGCAATCCGAAAGAAACGAAAACAACGACGAGAAGCGATCAAAGCAGCCAGCATGCTATTTGCCTGGGGCTGTTTTGGAATCTCACTGATTGTTGGCGTGGTGTACCTCTACGCAAGATTTAGATAAGGAGCGAGCGATGGACAATGTTGTGATTGATGGCAATGAAATAAAAATTGAAGACCTCAACGAAGAAGCAAAGGTTTATGTGCAGAGAGTAATGGAGCTGCGCAACGAGCTTGGTCGTTTAGACCTGCAAAGGCAGGAGCTTCACGTTTTGATCAACGCCTATGCGAACAGCATTAAAGAAAGTGCGCAACCGGCTGAAGAAGAAGAGCCGAAAATAGAACTGGTTAATTAATGGCAATACTCGGCGAGATCATAGGGCCAGCGACAAAGCTGCTCGACAAGTTCATCCCCGATGCAAGCGAGAAGCAGCGTATCGCGTTTGAACTATCAACGCTCGCCGAGCGGCACGCGCAAGAGCAGGCGCTTGCTCAGATTGAACTGAACAAGCAAGAGGCGAAAGGCAATTGGTTTCAATCGTCATGGCGCCCGGCCATAGGCCATGTTTGTTGGATAGGGCTTGCATACAACGTGATTGCGCAGCCGCTTCTAAGCGTGTGGCTCGAGATGCCGCCAGTGAACAGCGATCTTCTTTATCCGGTAATGCTCGGGATGTTAGGCATGAGCGGTATTAGAGGCTATGAAAAAGTGAAGGGGGTGGCGAAGTGAAGTATTTCCATCCCGACGAGTTTCGATGTCAGCACTGTGGCGGTGAGGGTATTAAGTCTTCCTTCGCAGAGAAGCTCGATGACATTCGTGACGAGTGTGGGTTTCCGTTCCTGATCAGTAGCGGTTATCGATGCCCGGAACATCCAATTGAAGCGAAGAAAGAAAAGCCTGGCGCACACTCGACAGGGCATGCGGCAGACATAGCCGTCACAGGCGAGCAAGCAATTCGCGTCCTTGAGGTTGCTATTAAGCACGGTATCAAACGAATCGGCGTCAACCAAAAAGGGGGTGGTCGATTCATTCATTTGGATACGGCGCCAGACTTGCCGTCTCCAGCGATTTGGAGCTACTAGATTATGGCTTTGATTGCGCTCGATATCCCGCCAGGCGTCGTTAAAAACGGCACCAACCTGCAACAGGCAAATAAGTGGAACGATGCCAACCTGGTGCGCTGGTACGAAGGCAGCATGCAGCCTGTTGGCGGCTGGCGTAAGCGAACAAGCAGCACTATGACCGGGCTTTGCCGCGCGTTGATCACTTATCGGGACAACGCGGGAAACCGGCGCACGGCCGCAGGAACGCACAGCAAACTTTATGTGATCGACGAGAGCAATACCATTCATGACATCACGCCGACAGGTTTTACTGCCGGCGCCGCCGACGCCGTGCAGAACCTCGGTTGGGGCTCGCTTACTTGGAGCGCTAACGAATGGGGCACTCCACGCCCAGACACTGGCCCATACACTCCGGCCACCACCTGGTCGCTCGACACTTGGGGTCAGTATCTTCTCGGCTGCTCAACGTCAGACGGCAAGATTTACGAGTGGCAAAACAACACGGCAACGGCTGCGGCGGTTATTACTAACGCGCCGACAAGCTGCAACTCGATCATCACAACAGACGAACGTTTTGTCTTTGCGCTCGGCGCGGGCGGCGAAGGTAACCGGGTTGAGTGGTGCGACCAGGAAGACAACACGACCTGGACAGCAACCTCAACAAACCAAGCGGGCGGCTTCACGTTAGCGACTGGCGGCAACATCATCACGGCTAAATCGATGAGGGGACAGACGCTCATTCTCACGAACGTCGATGCGCACGTTGCTCGCTACACCGGGCCTCCGTTCGTTTACTCTTTTCAGCGCGTCGGTACGGGCTGCGGCGTTGCCTCAGCGAACGCAGTCGTTCGAGCTGACACGTTTGCCGCCTGGATGGGCACTAATTCATTTCATATTTACGACGGCGGCGTCAGGGCTTTGCCTAGCGCGGTCGGCGACTTTGTCTTTAACGACATAAACGACTCGCAACGCTCGAAAGTGTATGGCGTGTTGAACAGCAAGTTCAGCGAGATATGGTGGTTCTATCCTTCCAGCGAATCGACCGAATGCGATCGATATGTAGCTTGGAACTATCGCGAAAACTACTGGACGATTGGATCGGTTGACAGAACAGCCGGTGCTGATGTCGGCGAGTTCGTTTATCCGAACTACGTTGGCTCAGATGGATATCTTTACGAGCATGAAGTCGGTTTCTCTTACGACGACGCAACGGTCTTTGTTGAAAGCGGACCAGTTCAGCTCGGACAGGGCGATCGATTGATGGTTGCTCGGTCTCTAATTCCTGACGAGCAGACTCAGGGAGACGTGACTGCGACGTTCAAAACGCGCAACTACCCCAACGCAAGCGAGTCAAGTTTCGGCCCTTATTCAATGGCCAACCCGACAAGCGTTAGATTCCAAGGTCGCGAAGTAAGCATGCGAATCGTTGGCAATGTCGCTACTGATTGGCGGGTCGGCACGATGAAGCTCGATGTTGTGCCGGGGAGCGCTCGATGATTCTGCCAAACGCAACAGAAAAGTACGAAGCGCGAACGATTAACGAGATGAACTTGTTGATCGAGCAAGCCGACCAACTGAATCACAAGAAGAATGAAGACGTTGAGGTTGGCGCTGCGCGATTGATTTTGAAATCACCAGACGGCACGCGCTGGTCGATCACGGTAGACAACTCAGGCACGTTAGGAGCGACGAGCTTATGAATGTGAAAGACGCGATGAGCGCGAAAACAAGTCTTGAGGCAATGATGCCTTATCGTCTTTTGTTGCAATCGGCGCTTGATTTGTCTGGCGGCACGCACACGTTTGAGGACGTGGTCGATGCGGTCGATGAAGGGCTGATGCAGTTCTGGCCGGCTAGCGAGAGCTGCCTTGTCACTCAGCTTGTCGTCTATCCGCAGGTCCGGGCAGTGCATATTTTTTTAGCGGCGGGCAACTTAGAACAGATCAAAGATTTCGATGAATCACTCGATGACTTTGCTCGCCAACTTGACGCCGACTTCATCACGCTGAGCGGCCGAAAGGGTTGGCAAAAAACATTAAAGGACATCGGCTACCAAACGAGCCACGTCACCATGTACAAGGAGGTTCAAAATGTCGATGGGTAAAGGGCCGGGAGGCGGCGGGCTAAACATGCCCGCGTACAACCCGCAGCCGTCATATCAGCCGTATCAGCCTTGGCAACCGCCAAGCATGAGCAGAGGCTACAACCCGATGATGGATATGTACGGAAGCATGACCCAGGTCATGCAGCCGATGCCTAACTATTATCAGCAGTTCCCGGTGCCAGGTGGCTATAACAGCAGACCCTATCAGCCGCCGCCCGTTATGCAGCCGCAACCGCAACCGCAACCGCAACCGCAACCGCAGCC